TCGCCTTGCGCTTGGCCAGCAGGCCGATCGCCGCCGACATCTTGTCGGTGGCAGCCGCCAGCGTCAGCAGTGACGAAGCCACATTGCCGGCCACCGTGTTCGAGTTGAGGTGGCCGAACAGGATGCGGTCGTTGTTGGCGGTCAGCCAGTTGTTCTGCTGGCCGGCCGTGGCCGCCGACCAGAGCACGCCGTTGACCCGCTGCCCGGCACCCACATGGTAGCCGGCGGGGATCGCCGCCGTGGGCACCGAGAGCAACGCCGACACCATGTCGTCGCGGCGTAGCCGCCGCGCCCAACCCTGCAGCGCCGGTGTCGCGGCGTCGCGGATGTTGATCGCGGTTTCCTTCTTGATCGCCTTGTTGAAGAGCACCGCGTTGCGGCACCAATCGGCCCAGAGCGGCATACCGTAGTTGTCGAGCGTGTCTTCATTGCCGACCAGGGTGCCGGTGGAAACGCCGGTGCCCCTGAGCTGGTCGAGCAACGGCACGTTGATCTGCTTGCCGTTGGCCTCCAGGTCCATCACCCGCTGGATGATGTTGGTGGGTGCGTCGCCGGTGTAGGCATCGAACCGGCTTTCGCGGAGGAACGTCCAGGTGAGCTTGCGCTTGAACTTAATTAGCTCCAGGTTGACGTTATTAGCTGAGAGCGCCATGGCGCGTCTCCATTAGCTCCGACGACCTACTCCATCAGTTTGTGAGGGTTGGTCATCTCCGAATACAAGTCCGCGTCATCCATGTCCGCGAGCACCGGCTGCGGGCTGCCGCCAGGCGGCCCTTGCCGGTTGAGAGAAGGAGGAAGCGGGGCTCTGCCGGCGGCTGCCGGCGCGGTGGAGGCTCGGGGTTGCGGGCGGGCCGCGACCGTCACCGGTCGCCCCGCCGCCTGGGCACGGGCCGCCTCCAGGGCGCGCCCCAGGAATTCAGGATCAGCTAAGGCTTCGTTGAGGAGACGGTCGCGGTAGGCCTTGGGATCATTGCCCACCTCGGTGAGCAGCTTGCGCTGCTTGTGCCACTGCACGGCGGCCTCGAACGGATTGGCCGACGAGAACACCCGCGCATTGTCGAGCGGGTGCATGCGACCTTGCTGCACCTCGCCGTCGAAGGCCGCTTGCGCCTCCTCCACCAGCTCGGCCCCATGTATCTGCACCGCCAGCGCCTTGTGCGCCGCGGCGATCTGCATGGTGAATTGCCGGCGGATCGGGTCGAGCGCCTCGTTGAAGCGGCGGTCGAAATATTCGTCCGGCCGCATGATCGGGTCGGGCGGCGGCTCCTGCTGCTTGGCGCGCTGCGCCTCGTATTGAGCCAGCCGGTCCTCGGCAACACGGCGGCGATCGCGCTCGTCGAGCAGCTCGGAGAGCGGGATGCGTTCGTGTTGCTTCTCTTCCGCCGGCGGTGGTTGTGCCGGCGGCTCGGGCGGGGGCGCGGCGTCGAAGTCGGCCGCCGTGTCCGCGCTTACTGCTTGGTCAAACAGCTCCTCATCGCCGGCCGGCGATGCCGGCGGCGCAGCCTTAGCGTTGGTAGCCATGGTGCTTCTCCAGAGTGACGTCGCTGGGGGACGAACCGGCCTGTAACGACGGCCGCATCACGAAGCGGCGGTATCAACCCCGCCGATGGTTGCCAGCCCGTGACGCCGGTGGCCCGCGCCGTTCCTGTATCGCCGGAACGGCTCGCGAACTCAGGTTGACTTATAAGTCAACGATGCAAGGGCGGCCCAAAAACCTGCCAGCCGAGGATGGTGACCAGCAACAGGACAAGAATGTCCAAGCCGATCGTCCAGCTCACCACGCCGAAATGCAGCGCGAAGAAGAAGATCACGAGGATCAACCAGATGACCCAGAAGGCAAGACCGAGTGTCATGGCAGCCTCCTATCGTCCCAGGAGCAGGAGCACCAAGAGGATGATGACGACGAGCCCGATGCCACCGCCCCAGCCGTAGGTGCCGCCGGGGAAACCCGTGTGCCAACCCCCGTAATAGCCATAGCCTCCTCCAAACAGCAGCAGGAGGATCAGGACGAGGATGACGAGGTTCATTCAAACAGGCTCTTGACGGCCCACATGGCGGCCTGCTCGTAATTGGTCACCGCCAACGCCATGCGGCGCTGACCCTCGGGCGTGCTCTTGGCCTTCGAACGCACATATTCGATCAGCTCGTCGGTCTGATGCTTGATGGCATCGACGTTGACATCCTTCGTCGGGTTGAAGTCCTTGAAGGTCGGTGACTTGGCCATTGTGGCTACCTTTCCGCCGTGAATTCGCCGCCGATGGCGGGCGATGCGCCCGCGCCCCATTCAGCGCGGGTAGTCGGGATGGCGCAAAGGAGCGGGGATGCTCTCCTCCAGCTCGGGCGGCAGTGGCGCGCCGCGCAGCGCCTCGTCCGGCGCATCGCCCCCATAGGCGGCCAGGATGTAGCTCGCCCGCGTCAGCCGCGAGCCGTTAATCAGCATCCTCTTCAGAACGGGATCGCTCCCAGAGAGGCTGCGTAATTCGGCCATCTGGTCGGGCGTAATCGAGGATGTGGTTCCTGATCTCGTCATCGCTGTAAGCTCCTCGGGCATCCCAGGCCGACCGAATGGCGTCGACGAAGGCCTTGTTGCGCTTCTGGGCCGGCGTGAAGGTTCCACGAATGCCTTCCCATGTGATCGATTGCATCTGCCTTGGCAATAGACCTCTGGCTCTAGCCGCAGTGCGGTAGGCGTCGGCGAACAGCGGGTAAAGGCCCTTGGTGCCCTCGATGCCGGAATTCGCCGCGCCTGCGCCACCACCCAGGCCCCAGGTCACCTCGGGGTGGGCCTGCGACAAGGGTCTTAGCAGAGCGGCGGCGATGGCGTGTGTATCGATGGTGACATCCCCCTGATCGCTCATCGGGCTGACGATGTTGTTATAAAAATTCCTCACTTTGTGCCGATCGCCCATCAGCCCCGAGATATTCGGCACCGTGGGCTCGTCCAAGGCCCGTATGCCCTTGGCGATTTCGCCGTAGGAGCCCCAGCCGCGATTGCGCGGCACGCCCTTGTCGGTGAGCACCGGCTGATCGTTCAGGATGCGGCCGTCAGGCGTCACCACGCCGTAGTTAGGATCGCCATGCGCCTCGTCGGCCCAGCGGATGAACTGCGCCTGGCGATCGGCGTCCTGGACACCGCGCAAGGGCACCGCCTGCAGGATGTTCTTGCCGGCCTGGATGTTGGCGATCTGCTCGGCCTTGTCTTGCGGATCGATGTCCTTGGCCTTGATGCGCGCGATCTCCTGGTCGGCGAACTTCAGCATCTCCGGTGTCGCCGTGCGGTCGGCCCAATCGCGCTTGATGTCGAGGATGCGCTTGCCGAAGGAGACGTTCTGGAACCAATCCTTCTGCGGGCTCAAGGCGGCCAGCATGCCGGCCGTGCCCTGCGGCGTGTAGCCATACTGCTCGGCCCAATCGTTGGCGATCTTGTTGGCCCCGTCATACCACTGCGAAGCCTTCTTCAGCGCCTCTGGCCCCCAGTGCTCGCCGATCGTGTCGTGCAGCCAGAGCAGGTTGTCGACCATGTGGTCGTGCAATTGCGCGTAAGCCTCGCTGTCGCTGGCATCCGGCTTGACGATGTTGGGGAAGTTCTCGCGGATGAGCTGCGCGTTCTTGGCGTAGGCGTCGTTCTTGGGGCCGGTGCCTTGGGTCTTGGCGAGCGCGTCCATGTCAACCTTGTAGTCAGACGACGAATGATAGTCCTCGGGCGTGTTGTTCTTGTTGGGCGACAGCGTCGAGATGCGCAAGTCCTCGCCAGGAGCCTTGGCGGCAGGCGCGTAGGGATCGCCGTAGGAACGCGGCGGCGGCTCGATCTTGGGCACGGCCTCGGTGAGCAGTGGCGGCTCGGCCGGCGCGGTTGTCGGCGGCTCGGCCAGGGTGGAGCTCGACGGGCGCGGAGCTGCTGTCGGTGGCGGCGTCGGCTCGAGTTGTCCTTTCTCGCGCCCGGCAAGCGTCGGCAGCTCCTCGGGCACGGCGCGCGGCGCGGCGAGCGTCGGTGGTGCCGCGCCCTGGGTCAAGCCGGTCAGCGTGCCGGGCTCGGCCATCAGGTTGTGCGTCGGCCCGGCCAGCGGTCCAAAGGCGCTGCGGTTCAGCTCGCCGAGCTTGGGGTTCAGTGCAGCGAACGGATCGCGGACCTTGGAGGCCGCAGGGTCGGAGGCATCGCTCATGGCGGCCTGGCCGCATTGTTGGCTCGATCGTCGAAGACCACTTGCCCCGTTTGCTGGTCGACGAGCTGGTCCTTGTCGTTCCAGGCCGGCGCATCAGGCGTCGCCCATTGGCTCTCGTTCGAGAAGCTCTCGTGCAGCGGCGTCTTCCAATAGTCGGGGTAATGCATTTGCTTGTCGTTGGGATCGACGGCCGAGGTCGCCAGCGGGTTGCCGGCAGTGAGGGCCTTGTAGAAGCCGCGCATGTCGTAATCCGAGACCGGCGCGGTGACATCGAAGGGCACGTCGTTCGAGGTCACCCACTTGCGGAATTGCGCCTCCTGGCTCGGCTCCAAAGGGGTGTTGTAGACGTTGTTTCCCGGTCGGACATAAGGCGCATTGCGCTGGCTGAATGGCGGCAGGCTGCCGGCCTCGTCACGCCCGGCATAAGGATCGTGCGACACCGGCTCGGTGGCATCACTCATGCTGGTCGGCTGCAGCTCGGCGCGCATGCGTGACCGCACCCGCCCGGTGCCCGAGGGCGGTGGGTAGTCCTGCGTCGCCTCCGGCGGCTGCAAACTGTAAGACGGCGGCGCGCCCGGCGGCGCGTAGGGGTAGGCGGGCGGGCTCGGCGACAGCAGATCGCCGAGCGTCTGCGGCTCGTTCTCTCTCATCGCGAGCGTGTCTTGACGCGCCGGTAGAGACCGCCGGGATGCGGCGCGTGAATGTAGAGGTTGCCGTCAGGAGCCAGCGTCGGCGGCCCGCCGGGAACGGGCCTGGGGAAAGCCCCAGCACCCGGCGCCGGACCGCCGGGCAACATGGGCGGCGGCCCACCAGGACCGCCTGGCGGGCCGCCTGGGGCCATAGCCGGGCCGGCAGCGACGGGGCCTGGGAGGCCCGCAGGGGTCACCGGCGATGGCCCGCCGGCACCAGGTGGGCCTCCCGGTGCCGGTGGTCCTGCACCACCGCCAGGTAAGCCCGTGGCGGTCGGTGCCTGTTGACCGCCCGAGGCGGCGTTCAACAACTGGTCCATCAAGTCGCCGTCGTGCGAGCGCATGCCCTGCATGGCGTCCATGGCGGTGCCGCTTTGGGTCGCCTGCGCCTTGTGAACCTCGTGGTGCGACAGGGCGAGTTTGTGGATCGCGCCGGCGCGCTGGTTCATGGCCTCGGCCTGCTTCTTGCCGGTGTCGGCCTGCTTGTTCTGCAGCATGGTCTGTTGCGCCTGCTGCTGCAGCGGCGGCGGCTGCTGCGCCTGGGTGATCATGCCGATCATCTCGCGCTTCTTGGAAGCCGGCAGCGGCGACACCTCGAGCAACACTTGCGGCGGGATCGGGATCTTCTGCTGCGCCATGATCACCAGCATGTCGTAGACGCTGGTGTTCACCGTGGCGCTGTCGGGGCTCTCGTCGATGACGATGTCGACATCGATGTTGCCGAGCTGGTTGACCATCACCGGCCGACCCCACTGATCGGTGCGCACGGCGTTGATCTGGATGTATTGCGCCAGGCCCTGGTCGTTGGTGATGCGCAGCACGCGCTCGGCCGTCCAGTTGCGTTGCTGCTGCGTCCAGATCAGGCGGTAGAGGCGCTGCCGCCAGTTGCGCCACTGCGGCAGGAACTGGCCCAGCTCGGCGAGCCCGGCCTGCTGCTGCATGTTGAACACCCGACCTGAGACATCGGGGTTTGACGACAGGCTGGCCAGCATGGCCTGGTTGGACGGCCCCCAGGCGTCGATCTCCTGCTTGGCCTCAGTGTAGAACTGCGCCTGCTTCAGGAATTCTTGGTCCTGCGAAGAGAACGTCGGCTGGTTTTCCTGCGGCCCGTCCCAGACGATCACGCCGTCCGGCCGCGCCGCCTCGCGCCGCAAGTCCTCGATGTCACTGTCCTCGTCACCGCCGATCGCGCCGCGGCGCACGATGAGCTGGCGGGTATTCATGATGTGCACCGACTTGGCGCGGTGGTAGTTCAGCGCCCGCTGCGGACCCTTCAGCGAGCGCACGAAGCCGTAATGGTCGCCGGCGGCGTCGATCTTGAGGGCGAAGGCCAGGAAGCGCGACACCGTCTTGCCCTTCTCGTCGAAGAAGGGCGACACACCCGACTGCAGCTCAGTGTCGCCGGCGTAGTAGCAAAAGCGCCACTCGCCGCCCATGCGATACCAGTGCTCGACCACCCTGATCTTGGTCCTGCCCTGGCTCCACAAGTAGGTCTTGTCGGTGTCGAAGATGGTGTAGCCGATCGAGTCGAGCGAGCCGATACTCTCCTCCCACTTGTCGGGCCACAACTCCTCGAATTCATCGCGCGTGAAGAGCTTGGAGATGCCCATGTAGCGGCAGTCGGAGAAGTCGAGCTTCAACGAGCGCGGGTCGTAATACCAGGTGGTCTGGTCGACGATGCCGATCTCGAGATCGGGATCTGACTTGTCACCCGGCACCATCACCAGCTCGGCCACCACGATGCCCATGCTGAAGCCGCGCAGCAGGCCCTCGGCCTCGGCCGCCGGCCAGCGCGAGGCGTCGAGGCAGTAGCGGATGCACTGCGTCGCCACCTCCGCGCCCTGCTCGTCCGGCTGGTTGCGGCCGTAGCACTTGGGATCGCCGCGCAGCCGCTGGATGACGCCGAGCACGCCGTCGAGCTTCTTATCAATGCGGTTGAAGACAATGTCCGGCTGGCCGCGCTCGGCCAGCTTCTTCAGCTCCTCCGAGGTCCAGTGCAAGCCGTCATAGAACGACAGCGCGTCACGCGCCTCGTTCAGCTCGTCATACTTGATGCTCTGGAAATCAGCATACTGCCGGCGGAAGCCGGCGAGATCGGGCGGCTCCTCGTTGTTCTTGATCGAGCGCGAGTGCGCGTCCTGGTCGCTCGGGTTCTCGCCAACATAGTCGTAGCGCACCACGTTGGCGATCGGCCCCTGCACCGGTGGCACGCCGGGATGCGTCGCCTGGCTCGGCTGCTGGTTGAAGAACGGCGTGCCGCCAGCCGCCGCCGCCAGGCTGAACGGCGGCGTGCCCGGCGGCATACCCTGCGGCGACATGCCGGGTCCCATCGGGCCGCCAGGCGCCATGCCGGGCATCGGACCGGGCATCGGACCAGCCGGCGCAGGCCCACCACCAGGGAGGGGCGGCCGTGCACCAGGGAAGGGAAAAATGTTGGCCATCAGCACTCCGTGTGCCAAACTGGTTCAACAAAAAGGAGGTGCCGTATGAGCATCAAACATCGACGCTGCATCGTCTGCCGCAAACCACTCTGGCACGGCTACGACACGCGCTTCGATTTTCTCGACAATCCGCTCTGCAAAGAATGCTGCAGCGAAGCCGTGCAACGCAGCGACGAGACACTCGTCTTCAAAGCCAGCGCCGAAGACGTCGAGGCGATCGACGCCGCCTTCGCCGATGAGATCGCGGGCAAGAAACGCTGACGCCTACAGCAAGCTCGCCTCGGCGCGCCCTTCATCCGAGCGCACCGGCAAATAATCCGACAGCGGGATCACCTTGCGCTCACGCTCGACCGGCATCCACGGCCGCGCCAAACAGGCATAGCGCAGCTCGTCGGCAATGTGGTCCTCGCCCGTGGTGTCGAGATCCTCGATGTTGTCTGGATCATGCTGCTGCAGCGGGATGTTCTGAATGAAAGCCGTGCAGCTCGAGAACACATACAGCATCGGCACTCCGTCGCGGCCCTTCAGCCGCGCCCGCACAACGGACCAGCCCGACAAGGCCCCATACTTCGCCAGGCGGGTGTTGTCGGCTCGATCAAATGTCGGCCCCTTAAAGCCATCAACGCGACGCATCATCTCCGCAATCGACGGCCCGCCATCCATGCGAAACGCCGAAGGGTCCAACACCCGAAAACGGATGTTCTCGCCGCGCTCCCGCCGCCGGATGCCACGCCCCACATCCTCGGCACTCAGCTTGAGCCCAACATTCGTCTGATTCGGCGCGCTGCCATACCACTCCCGATAACGCACGAGCGAGCCGCGGGGCATGATGATCGACTTGCCACCCGCACGCGCCGGATGGTCGTCCAACACCACAGCCCACCAGCCAGCACTGAACGGACGAGCTGAACCCCAGTCCAGGGCACAATAACGCAGCCAATCAGCAGGGACAGCAAAAGGCGCCACCACATGCTTGGCCTCCGACCACTCGTCGAAAAAGGCACCCTCGATCGCGTTCCAGTCACCCTCGAGCCAGGCGCGCACCAGCGCCGGCTTGCCCACCAATTGCAGCCGCTGCACATAGCCAGGGTCACGCTTCATCAGCAGCAAATTGTCAGTCAGCCGCGACGGGATCACCGCCACCTCATGGCGCGTCTCGCCAATCTGCTTCACCAAAATTCGCGGCCCCTCAGGAAACGGCACCAGCTCGTAGCGGTCGCGGATCCACTTCTGCCCAGGCCCGCCAGGGTTCGCCGTTAAGATCATCTGCACCGGGATGCCCTCGGCCGATCTGAGCGTCCCATACAGCCGCCAAATCGGCGCCGGATCAGGATACTGCCCGGCCTCCTCCACCCACACGTCAGTGAGATTGCGCCCCTGATACTCCTGCGCGTCATCCACCGAGTCTAAATAGGCAAAACCAACCCGACCGCCATTCGGCATGCGCCAGGTCAGCGGCGCCCCAGGCTTGCTCTCATAAAAACGCCCGCCCAACAAACCGTAGATCTGCTTAGATCGGTCAATCGCATCGATCGAACTCACCGTCGTGCGCCGCAGCATCATGGCGTTGAACGCCGGCCCGTAGCGCGCCTCCTTGATCAGCCACTTGCCGAGCACCCCATCCGTCTTGCCGCCGCCGCGGCTGCCGCCGAAAAAAATCTCAGACGCAGGACAACGCACCAACGCCGTCTGCGGACCCGGCTGCGGCCGCCACACTAATTGGCGCTTGAGATCACGCTTGGCGCCTATCAAAGCCTTGTTGTTTAGCCGGTTTGACATGTTCGCAGCTTTCAACAACGGTCAAAAACTATACTGGGTGCAGCGCGCGCGCGACCCTCCCCCGTCAGTCCCTCCCCCCCGGCCCCCCCCCCCCCCCCCCCGGGGGGGGCGCCCCCCCCCACCCGGGGGACGAGCACAAGCTAGCGCCCCACCCCCGGGGGGGGTTTGAAAAACAAACCACCCGCCCGCCCCA